ATCTTCATCAAAGTCGAAATTTTCTTCCATGATAAAACTTATTTCCTCATCGTTAAGATGTGGTTTACTTTTTTTGTAATATTCTTTTAGTAAAACACCTGTATCAATAGTTGAATAGTCAGCGTTTAATCTAACGTAATCTTCCATTGAACCATTTGTTTCTTCCATAAACTTTACCAGTTTTTCTATGTTTTCTGGTAATACAGTGTCTTCTTTAGTAGATTTTAAAGGTTGTGCAACTACTTCATCAGTAACTTCTTGAATTGGAGTTACTTCTTCTATTTCTTCGGCGACCCGTACTTCTTCAACCACTGTTTTGCTGTCTGTACTGTCTTCGGATTTTTTGATAACAGCATCGCTATCATTTGTCTCTGATGTTTGAACGGCATCTTCTTTAGGTTTTTGTGTTAAATCTACTTTAGCTTCCACAGTTGGTTCAACTGTTTCTTCTACTTTTTTACTTAAATCTACTTTAATAGGTTCTTTTTGAGTAACCTGTTCTTTGATTGTTTTTTTCTTGATCTTTAATGATCCAGAATCTTTGCTTTTAGCCATAATAAAATAATATAAAATTAATAAAAAATACTACACAAACGCGTCTAAATCAAACCCTCCAGGTAATTGTTCATTGTTTTCAAAATCAACTGGCATGGTATCATTTTTTCTTTGTGAAATCATTTCACTTTGTTGTGTAGCTTGTATTTTGGTTCTTTTGTCTTTTCGGTCTTCTATTTCTTGTTCTTTCATAGTTCTAGCCTCTACATCTAGTTGAGCTAGTTTCATATCGAACTCGTGTTTAACCTGCATTAACTCTCTTTTAATTTGAGCTTCTTTTTCCATTCTTGCAATTTCAAATTGAGACTTACCTTGTTCAATTTGTAACTGGGTATTTGCTAACGCTTCTTGCTTTTGTACTTCAGACATTGCAGCTTGTTCTGCCGCTTTAGCATTTGCTTGAGCTTGCATCTGAATATTTTGTTGTTGTACTTGTTGCTCGTAAGCTTGTTTTTGTTTACGTTTTAGTTTTAATAATTGATTAGCTAGTTTAATATTATTTATTTCTCTAATATCTATAGCATCTTCTAAATTAATACCTCCCATTTTTAAAGCAATTTGTATGCTTTGTTCTAATTGAGCTTTTTCTTCTTCATCTGGTTCTAGTTCTAAATAAATACCAAAATCAAAAAGATTTAAATTTTTAACTTCATCTAAAGTTCCTACGTTAAAAGTACTAATAGAAGACTTTAAAGACTGAGCTAAAAGTTCGTGATCTAAACAATCAGCAATTCTTAGCGAAATATTTTCTGCAGTTCTAACGGCTAGATATAATGATGATTGCAATATATGTCGCGTTGCTACATTAGAGTTATAAGCAGCTAGTTTCTGTAACCCTACTAGCGCATCAGGATCTGGACTACTACCATCTCTAGCCTCGTTAAGTCCTGTTACATCACGTATCATTTGTAAATAATACTGATACGTAGTAATTAAACTTTGAATTTTTGCACCTGCGTTTGAAGTTTTTAATTCTTGTATAGGAACTTTACCTCTGTTAGGATCACCATCTTGTGTTAACGACCTACCAACTATAGAACCAGTTTGGAAATACATGTTTAATGCTTCTTGCGGGTTATAGTTAGTTCCATTACCTAAATCAACTTCTGCTAATCCATCAACATCTACATAAACACCATCAGGTACCATACGAGATAATACTTGTTGAAGTTTTAAATGTGTTAATTGAATCATGTCTGCAAAACCTGTAACTCTACTAACAAGTGACTCGATTCTACCGTGATACATTCTAGGTGCACATATAGAGTAATTCATTCTAACCTTTGTACTATCTGCAAAAGGTCTAGACATATTCTCTGATAGTTTCCAAGATATCATATTGTTTATACCTAATACTTTAGCTCCTGTAAATAAAACTTCAATAGATCTTGAAACTCTATCAAAATTATCATTAGTTTCAGGATTGAACGTATCAGGCTTTTCTAAAGCTTTTTCTAAACCTTGATCAGTCTTTTTAATTTTAAAAACTTGATCCATGTAGGTTTTATATTCAAAAAACATAACAGCAACCACATCAGGCGCTTCGTTCCAATTTCTTAAATAGTTTTGTTGACCTGGAAACTTTTCTATTTCTTTTAATTCTGCATCTGTTAAATAAGGAAATTGTTTTTTAAGTTCTGATATACTTATCATTTTAACCTCACCAACATAATATAAGTCTTCAAAATTAGGATCTTTAGTATAAGAGTAGACCATTTCTGCTGGATCTACATACTCTACTGTTACTCCATTTGAAGTATTAAAATTAGTTTTAACAGCTGAAATACCTAGTATTACTAAGTCTTGTATAATTCTTTTTTTAGTTTCTTTAAACTTATTTTGAGCTAACACGCTAGATATTACTTCTTCTTCAGCAATTTCTATACTTTGCTTGTAGTCTAATTGCATGTGTAAAGATAACTCTTCTTTATTTTCAGGTAGATTTTCTTTGTTTTGTGTAGAATATAAATCTAAACCTAAAGTATCTTTTGCTGCTCTTAGATAATCTCTAGCAGCTATATCACGCATCAAGGCAGTTGCGTAATCAGTTCTTTTCTTTATTGAATCTGGATCTTGTGAATAAGCTTTGATGTCGTAATCTCTATCAGCCAAACCATTAACCACTATATCTACAAATTTAGATAATATAGGAACTGGTTTCCAGTCTAAATTTAAATAAGACAAATCACCATTAATAGCTAATTCATCTTTATATTTTTGTATTGATTGCTCTCCTCTAGCGTACAGTCTTCTATTGTGATATTCGGAATAATTAGTTCTAAATAAACCAGTATTACCGCCACCGCCGTTACCGTATCTATTATTACTAAACCATTCGTTCTCAATTGCTCTAGCTACTTTTAGGCCGTATTCATATGTGTTCTTTTCCTCGAAAGGTACTACCTGACTAGGAAAGCCACTTAGATAATTAGTGTCTACACCATTCATTTATTGTATGATTTTTGAGTTATAACCTGAATTTTTGTACCTTTTAAAACCTAAAGGAACAACTTCCCGTTTAAAGTCCGCAACTGGTTTATACTTATTTTTATTACAAGCCATTATAGCTAATCCAGAACTGATAGCAGCATCAAATTTAGTTCTGTTATTTATATTAAATTTAGCCCAATCTTCTAATGTTTTTTGAAAATATATATCACCATGACCATCGTCGCCGAGTCCTACATGGGTTTCAATATACATTTCAATTGCCGCAGCATGAGCTTGTTTTATGTCTTCGCTAGAATTTGGTATTCCACCAATTTCTTTTTCTGTTGTAGATAATTTATTCCAGACTTTATCTGGTCTATTCATAGAGTAACCTCTATAGCCTCTACGTTTTAAATAATAAAGTAATCTTGGTTTATTGTTTTCAGCAAGTAACGGCATTCCGTAAAATACTAAAGACATTAATACGTCTTCAAAAAATATATCTGCTGTTTGAGGTCTAGCTATATATTCTAAAAAGAAATGATTAGCTGGCGCATCTTCCATACTAAACTTAGTTAACCCGTGTAAAGCGCCTTTAGAACCTCTATTATCTACTGTTCCTGATATGTCATAACTATCACAACCAAACGCTCCCATGTGTTCATTGCCAGGATATTTAGCATTATTTTTTAGTATAACATTGTTTTGTAAGTTTCTATTAGGAACCCAAGAAATATTAAACCTACCATCTTTGCTAGGCATAAATAAAACTTTAGTATCTTTTATCCCATCTTCCCATTGAAAATTACCTGTAGTAACTAATGGACTCATACCTAAAACTTCTTCGTTGTAATCTATTTGTTGATATAACTTAGTAAGATTAAATAACGAAGCTTTTGTTTCATCTCTAAAAGCATGCTTAGTTGTACGTGGAAACTGTCTGTAATATTCGTTTAAAGCGTCTTGATCACCTTTTAAACCGTCAACTTCGTTTTGCCAATAATTTAAAACACCTAATGTTATTTCATAGCCATCTGGCCCAATTTTTTTGGTACGTGGAGTTTCGAAGACAGGTAAGCCATAAGAATCGATGTATCCTTCGTAGTTCCATTCCATAGGTATGAACAAAGAATATAGTCCCGAGCGAGTCTGTCCGTTGGCGTTTCGTTTGGTAACATCTGAATCATAGTATAATTTTTTAAAGTTATTACCACCTTTGTCTAATGAGTTTGATGTTGATCCCATCATACATTTACCTACTATTTTGCTACCTAGTCTTAATGTAGTTTTTGTAACTCTCCAGTTATTTAAAATATTGTTTGGTCTTTCCCATTTACCACTTTCGTCATGCACTAATAGTTTTAATTTTTCACCATCATAACTATTGTCTCCAGTATTTTTCCAATCTATAGTAGTGTCTAATCCTTTTAAATCTTCTAAAGAATCATCAGGACCAGCAGAAATTTTACGTCTTGTAAATTTACTAGCCGGTACACGATATGCTAATTCTGTTTTAGGTCTATCCATACCATCTTGAGTTGGCTTAAAAAAGAAAGGATAGTTGACTGATATTGGAACAACTTTATCTGTAAACATACTTTTTGCGTCAGGTCCAGATTTGGATAATATTCCGTAACGCGAATCACTAGATATTGTAGCTAGATTTACAACTTCACCTGATGCCATAAAAGAAAATCCAGAACGTCTGTTTTTTAAATAACATATTCCAAAACATCTATTATCTGCTTTGCAAGCTTCCCAAAATAAAAAAAATAATCTATTTGACTCTCTAAAATCTGGAGCACCCACATCTATTTTAGACCACTGTAAGTACATGTAATGAGTACCTGTTAAATAAGTAGGTTCACCATTGTTATAAAACCAAAAACCTGAATCTCTACGATTAAACTCTTCGTCAATATAATCGTACCATTGTTCTTTGAACTCTTCTGGAAACTGCTTAAAATCAAATACAGTTTTTATTTTACTTAACTGTTTAGGATATTCAGCTTTTTGCCATTTATCTTTTTTAAATTTAAAAACGTTTTTCTTTTGAGGTAGAGCTATTTTTAAATCTTGTATTTCGTATATTTCTCCTATCGTACCATCTTTACTGATTACAACTACGTCATATTCTTTGTTGTAACCATATTCCCATTTTTTAGATTTATTTAATCTTTTAATTGTTTTGGGATTTATGTGGTCATCTATTATATTATATAAAGTTTGTTTATACATTATTTAGATCTCCTTTCTGCAAAACCTTTAAAAGTTTTTTCTTTAACTTCTTTAGGTTTAGCTTCTAATATATCTTTTTCTTCTTGTATACGATTAAGTATTTCAAAGGCGTCGAATATAGCTAGTTTTTTTGTTGCAGCTGCATTTTTTAAACGATCAGCTGATATGTCTTCATTAGAGTCTACAATAGGTTCTTTAGCAACCTTTATTAATTCTTCCACCGCCTTTTGCCCAGCGAGGATTATATTCAATTTCGTTTCCTTGGTTTTCATACTTAACAGAGATATTTTTAGATTTCATACAATATAATAATTCTTCATCAATTAAAAATCTCCATTCTCTACCAGGTGGATAACCTATTATGTCACCTTGTTTTAAACCTTTTTGTTTTAATTGATTGTTATTGAATTTTATAACTCCAGTAAGATCTCTGTCTTTTAATGGTTTTATAAAACAATATTCACCAAATGTTTTCCATTTATCTTTTTGATTAAATAAATATATT